TCGCGGCCAGCGGATCGTTCCGGATGATCGCGTCACGGAAGACGAGCAGCCGGGGCTTACCGTCGCCAGCCTTCCGGGTGCGTGCCTGCGTCAGCTGCACGCCGCGCGACACAGCCTTCCGGGCCGGAACCGTAGGCATGCCGAGGTGCCGTTCGAGCGTGGCCCGGTCCTCGCTGTCGTGGTCGCACACGATGGCTTCCGGCCGCTTCCACCCGTTGTCCACCATGAGCGCTTTGATGTCCCGCGCGTGGTCCTCTACCAGCCGCTGGCGCCGCGCGATCTCGTGTGTCAGGTACGCGCGGCCGTCGGGGTCAACGCGCCATTGCTGCCAGACGAACGAGTTGCTGTAACCGAAGTCGACGCACCACACGCTGCGCCATTCGGCCGGTACCGGGAACGGGTCGACCAGGTTGACCGCATCGTCCCAATCATCGAGCACAGCCCCTTCGGCGGCACGCCACAGGCCGTCGCGGTACCGCAGCCGACGCACGCCCGTCAGCGTGTCCAGCCGCGCCATATAGTCCACGCCGTCCGGCGTCATGCTGCCGTCGCGGTTGAACAGGAACGGGTTGTCCTCGTGCCGTGACTTGAGGTGTTCGAGTTTCCCCGCGTCGGCCCGCTCGTGCAGCCAGTGAGCCGGATGGTCAGGGTTAGTCGCGCCGATGATGGCCCGGACGCAGCCTGACTTCCCGCGCAGCCGGGTGGCCAGTGTTTCCCACCCGACCAGACTCAGCTGGTTCGCCTCGTCCGCGTACACCCGGTCCAGGTCCATGGACAGGAAGGCGCCCGGCCGGTCCATGCCGCCGACGTACAGCCGGGACCCGTTGCCGTACTGGTAGCAGGCGGGGCTTGATCCACTACCGCCGTACCACTTCACCTTGCCTGCGGCCAGGTCACCAGCGGCCACAGTCTTTTCGAACGTGACCAGGGTGGACCTGGCAAGGCTGACTTGGGTGGCTCGGACCAAGAGCGACGCGGTACCCGGGAAGCGGACGCTGGTCGCGTGCGCCCGGACGAGCATGGCCACGGATTTGTCAACCCGTGCCAGCGGGTCCCGAGATCATGCACTCTGGTGCACGGCTCATCAACAAGTCACGGGCGGCGCCGCGAGCTTCGTAGTCCCACATGGCGTGGCATCACCCCCGTTCAAGATAGTCATCGGCTGTTCTGGTCACACGATATCGGAAACCGCGACACCGATGATGCGGATACCACCCTGGTCGGACGCGTCGTCGCGGGGCTTCGGCTTGTCCACACCCTGCAATCGAGCTACGTCCAGGGTCGCCCGACGAACTTCGTCCAGCGCGCGCAGCCGAACGGCACGGTCGTCGTCAACAGTCTCGTTCCCGTCCGCGTCGTACGACGCGCGAGCGTCCGGCTCGGCCATGGCGAAGGACTGCCGGATCACGGACTCAAGCCGAATCAAAGCTGTATCCAACATGGAATCCGCCGTCTCTTCCGCGCGCTGCGTGGCCGCTGCCATCGCGGCGCCCACGGCCCGCAGTGCTGCGGCCGGTGAGCTGTAGTTGCAGGCTGAAGCGATCTCGGACCAGTGGGCGCCAGCGGCCCGCAGGTCGATGGCGGTACGCAGCCGCTCAGCGGCAAGCGCCTGTTCGGCGATGTTGTCGGCCACGTCGGCCCCCTTCCGTCACGGCCAGTATCGCAGGACCCCGGACAGCACGAAGCCCCGAGCTTGTAAGGCTCGGGGCTTCGCTGCACGGCAACCACCGGGACGGAACGTGTCCAGGGTAGCAGCCTCAGCTTTCGAGCAGCCTCAGCACCTCGCCGACGGTGCGGCCACGCGCGTCGTTCCACATGGGGACACTGACGTCACGGTCGCCGATCCGGTCGCGCAGCACGTCCATGGCGTCCAGCTCGGCAGTCTCGCCACCGAGGTCGTGCGATGCCGTACGGACCGCACCCCACAGACACAGCGCGCCGGTCTCGTCGTCGAAGTCACCCTGTATCCATCCGCGCTCACGGATGAGCTGCGCCGCGCGGGTCAGCACGCGACCGGCCACAGCGCCCGTGACGACGTCGTTGACGGCCGCGATGTGCGTGTCCGGCACCGAGAGTGCCTCGGCCTGTGCGACGGCCGCAGACGCGGCCTGGTGGGCTTCCTCGGTCAGGTGCTCGGTCGCGACGTCGAACGCGATGCCGCGCAGTTCGAGCAGCCGCTCGATGCTCAGGCGCGGCGCAGGCTCGGGGTGCGCGGCCAGCAGTTCGGCACCCTCGTCGACGAGCGTGATGGTGTCGCCCGAGTCTGCGCCTGCGGGGCAGCCACAGTGCGGCGGGAAGTGCGGCGGACGGATGCAGTTCGGCATGGTCGGTCCTTCCGTTGCGGTCGTTGTGTTGCCAGCGTACAGCAGAAAGCCCCGGACGCGTCAACACCCGGGGCTTCCTGCTCGTTCGTACGTTCAGCAGCCCGCAGCCTTCGCAGCCCTGTGCAAAGCACGCCGCGCGGCGTCGCGCTCGGTGCCGCACTCGGCGACGATGTTCGGGTCACCTGCGGCCAGCGCCGCGTCGAAGTCCTCGTTGGCGGCGTCCAGCCTGTCTGCCGCGTCGACGTATGCCTGCCCCGCGTCCATGGTCAGCCCTTCCGAACCTGGCTCGTGGCCTTGTCGGCCTTGAACGTGTGGCCGGGCTGGCCACTCTTCAGGTGTGCCTCGTACGTCCTGGCGCCGCACTTGCACGTGATCTCGTCCACGTCATACCCTTTGTTCGTCGCGGTTGCTTACTTGGCCAGCGCGTTCATGGTGCGGACGCCTTCGTTCGTCAGGCGCGTTCCGTCCGCCGTGTCGACGATCAGACCCCGGTCGATCATGGCGGTGTACGTGTTCTGGCGGGGGCGGACGTAGTAGCTGCGGCCCTGCTGCACAGCGTCGCGCAGTACAGCGACCATGGCGCGGGTCAGCGGGATCTGCTTCGGGTTCGGGTTGCGATCCATGCCGTGTCCTTCGTTCGCTGCGGTTGCTTACAAGGAAGACGGTACAGGGCTGCGGCCGTGACCGCAACCCTGTACCAGGAACTAGCTGGCCAACGGCGACCAGCATCCGGCCGAGTCCCGGACGACCAGGCCATCAGCAGCCATCCGGTTCAGCGCTTTGGACACCGTGCCCTTGTTGGCGCCCACTGCACGCGCGACGTCCGACAGCCTCGCGCAGGGGCTGGCGCGCAGAGCGTCCATGATCTGATCATCGCGGTCGGCAGCGGCGACGCGGACCGTCGGGGCTGACGAGGTCGTGACCAGGTCGCCGCCGTCCAGCACCAGCGTCGCGGTGTCGTCCGGCACGGCCCAAGGGTCATCCACCCGCTGAGCCAACTTACCGGACCGGTTGGCCGGACCCATAGCCGATTCCAGCACCTTGCGCGCGGCGACGTCAGCCTTCGACGCGCGCCCGGTCTCGCGGTGCCAGATCGGCTTGTCCGGCAGGTCGATCACATCCTGCGGCGACATGGCACGCATTTGCAGCATGTGAGGCTTCGACTTCGGTCCGAGTTCCTGATTGCGGAACAAGGCGAATCCGGGCATGGGCAGTTCGTTCGCCTTCCACCCACGCTCGATGGCGTCGTTGCCGAACACGACCTGCGTGTCCGTCGACGTGGCCAGCGCCAGTGACAGGCGCATCATGAGCTGGCCTGCGATCTGCGAGTCGAGCCCGTGTCCGTCGCCGGACAGCGCAGGCTTCTGCGTGCACCACACCAAGATGATCTCAGCCGCACGGTACTTCCGCGCGATGGTGCGCATGCGGGTCATGATGTCGCCATAGTCCTTGCGCCCTTCCTCGTCCACGGGGTGCTTGGTCTTGCTGTCGCTGATCAGTTCGCCGCCCTCGTCGACGAACACCGTGATGCGCGGGCGGGACGGGCTGATCTCGACGACGTCACGGCCACGGGGAATCAGCTTCAACCGCGACTCACCCTCGTCTTCCAGTTCCTCGCACAGTGACCGCATGTCGTCCAGCTCGGTGGCGATGCGTGCGCGGTGTTCCCAGTTGCGCGCTTCGATGTGCTTCCGGTCGAAGATCACAAGCCGGTGGTCCGCGTGCTCGGAAGCCTCGGCCATGAGCGGGCGGGCAGACCACGACTTACCGGCGCCCGAGCTTTC